CGAATGATGAAATTAGACTTTAACTGGTATACAAATAAAATGCTTAGTTCACTTATTCAATCATGTGGTCGTGGTGTGCGTTCTAATAAAGATCATTGTATTACATACATTCTTGATGCAGCTATTGTTGAAAATATTGTAAAGTATAAGCATAAGATTCCAAAATACTTTTTAGATAGATTTGCGTAGACTAAATACATATGGATGCGTAATTATACATATAACTTCGAAGTAAAAGATTTACTCACGCAATTTTTATGTGCTTTTAATGATGTAGTTGTAAAACGATACGACAACGATAGAAAAGCACGCGAAGATATAGAAGTTCGTTATGTCTTAGCGCCTAAGCAAAGGGTAATGTATGACATTGTTAATAAAGCGCAAAATCTTACATTACCTGTTGTTGCTGTTACCGTAACGGGTATATCACGCGATACAGCGAGAGTATTTAATAAACTTGATAATGTCTATAACCCTCTTAGTGAGACTAATAATAGTACTATAAAGACACCTGTACCGATTAATATCGAGGTAAGTATGTCAATTATAACGCGTTATATGCAAGATATGGATCAGATTCTTTCGAATTTTATACCGTATAATAACCCGTATATTATCTTATCATGGAAAGAACCGTCTGTTGATCCATCACAAATTGTTGAAATACGCTCTGAAGTACTGTGGAGCGGTAATATTGGACTTACTGAACCAACGGATATATCATATTCAGAAAAATTTAGAGTTGTAGCTGATACAAGCTTTACAATAAAGGGATGGCTTTTTAAAGACAAAAATGATGTATCAAGTCGAATATATTTTATTGATTCTAACTTTATACCGGTTAATAAGAATATGATAATTGATGAAGACAATTATAATAGTTTCTTTGCAGCAACATCTGGGATTGACAATATAGAGACAGTTAGCTTATCTGCAATACCTACATTTTCAAACATATATTATAATCTTTCTGGTCAAGGTAAGTTGCATGAAATAGTTTCTAATTTTAATATTAATAAGAATTTCACTAATAATTTTCTTATATATGGGACTAATTTTAATCATACAACAGCGATATTACTAAGCACAACAAGCAGTATTATAGGTACATTAACAGGTATAAATTCCGAATATACAGGGTCTACCACAGGTTATATTCTCAGTAGTCAATATTATAATATATTATCCGATAATATGTTAACAATTTCATTACCCACACTTACAGGTGCGTGCAATTTTAATTTTATTGTAAATAATGAAGCTGGGTGGTCGAGCTCTTATAACATAAATAACTTTACTTTTACGAACATGTGAATAAATATGTTGTAGATGGATGGTACAACTTCGAATCAAAATAAGAACTACACAGGCAATGACGGTCGCTCGTCAACATTTGGTAGAGGTTTAGCAGCATTTATTCAAAATAAACTACCGTATGCTAATATTATTGATACAGATAATAATCAGTTAAATCCAAAATATAAAATCTTTGCGGATGCGGGATTAAGAAGAACAGAAGCTCTAGCTAAAAATTCGATTTCTATATCGAATGAATATAATAATCTACCTATTGGGTCCATAGGTAAAGATTCATCTTTTGGTCAGGTGATGTATGCAAACATCCAGGAGAATAAGGGTGGTAGATTACGTGATTATAGGATGATAGCCGCATATTCAGATGTAGCAGATGCATTGGATGAGCTTTGTGATGAGACTATTAATACAAATGAGAACGGTGAAGAAGTAATACTTAAACTACGCCATACAGATTTAAGCTCGCAAGACAAAACTAATCTCGATGAGGAGTTTAACAAATTTGCTGAATATTTTGATCTTAAAAACAAAGGTTGGCAATACTTTAGACAGCTACTTGTTGAGGGTGAACTTTTCTTTGAACTTATTATACATAAGGACCATATTCAAGAAGGTGTTCTAGGTGCAATTAATTTACCTGCTGAATTAATTGACCCTGTATATAATAATATACAAAACATGATGGTTCGTGGATTTATCTATAGAAAACCAATTTTTGACCCACGTCACCCTGATAAGCAAGAAAAGGTTGAGCATATACCTCTTGATCAAAATCAAGTTATATATATTAATTCTGGTGTTATGAATGAATCTAAGACAATGGTTTTACCATTCTTAGAAAATGCTCGACGCGCTTATAGACAGCTTTCACTTATTGAAGATGCTATTGTTATCTATAGATTGGTAAGAGCGCCAGAACGTCTTGTATTTAATGTTGATGTTGGTAATATGCCTGCACCTAAAGCAGAAGCTTATCTTAAAAAGCTTATTAGCAACTACTGGTCAAGTAAAACGTTTGATATTGATCAAAATGATGTTGTTAAAAAGTTTAATCCACAATCAATGCTTGATGCTTTCTGGTTTCCAAAAAGACAGGGCTCAGAAGGCTCAAGTGTAAGTCAGCTTGCAGGTGGACAAAATTTAGGTGAATTAACTGACTTGATGTATTTTATTAAAAAGCTTTACCGTTCGCTTAAAGTACCGACATCTAGATTAGACCCTGCAGATGCATTTAGAGATGGTGCTGAAATCTTAAGAGAAGAACTTAAGATGGCAAGATTTATTATTAGACAGCAACAAAGATTCGCTACTGGTATAAAAAGAGGATTTATTACACATTTACAATTAAAGGGACTGTGGGATAAGCTTGAACTTACAGATAATAATATCGTTGTTGATTTTAATGTACCTACGAACTTCTACGAGATGCGTGAAAGCCAGCGTCTTGAACAGAAAGCAGGTAACTTTGCATCAATTGCATCTAACGAATTTGTCTCTAAGACATACGCACAAAAGAAATATTTACAATGGAAAGATAAAGATATTCTCGCTAATAGAGAATTTTTACGTAAGGATGCTGAGCTTCAATGGGAGCTACAACAGATTGCTTCACTTGGACCTGCATGGAGAGAGCAGATTATTGCTGCCGATATAACTGGCGGTGCTGAAGCCGGTGGTATGGGAGCTGAAGCGGGTGGTATGGAAGGTGGTGGTATACCACCAGCATTTGGTGGCGGTGAAGCTGCACTAGGTGGCGCTCCTCCTGAGGCTGGTGCAGCTCCAGCTGGTGGTGGTACTCCAGCACCAGAAACTCCTCCTCCAGCAGCATAATAGATAAATACTTATATGGCTCTAGCTTGCGAAGTATTACCTGTATCAGCGTTTCAATCAACTAATTTAAATAATAAACTTGAAACATTTGGCGATTTATCTGATAGAATTAAAAGAGCTCTTGGTTATCCTCTTATTACACTTGAGGTTCATCAGGATCAACTATTTCAAAATATTCAGATCGCCTGCGAATATTTTTCTAAATTTGCAGGATTTACAACTGAATATCTTATTTTTAGTTCAGCGTTATACGAAAAAAATAAAGGTATAAGACTTGATCATCTGTTTACTCTTTCTAAGGCCGGTCTTACTGATCAACAAAAAATAGCAAATGCCCCTGTATGGACGGGAGCTGATTTTACTATAGAGGAGCCGTCTACTGTATATGTAGCTACTTCAGCGTTAAGTACATCAACATTTACAGGTTCATCTGCTCTCTCAAGTGTATTTAGTAACGGATTAACAGAGTTTGAAATAGTAGATCTACCACTATACACAAAAATTGTTACATTCAGTCCTATATTATCTACAATATTTAAGGAGTCAGTTTCAAATAAAATATCACTTCAATCACAGGAAGCAACAGCAACACAATACTCTAATGTATTTGACTACGATGTAATGGATTATAGAAAAGTTACTGCTGTAGTAGACTTCGAAGAAGGTTCTAACCAAGGTATTAACTCTTTATTTACTTTAGAGCAAACGTTAGCGCAGCAAACCTATTTTAGTTATTCGATGGGTAATTATGGTTTCGATCTTGTATCATGGTACACAATGAAAGAGTGGATGGATACGCGCGAGAAAGTCCTTGCAACTAGACGTGATCTAAAGTTTGATGCAAGAACGCAATACTTGCAAATGTATCCACAACCCGGTTCGAGTCAGTTTTACGGTGTTATTTCATGTTACCTCGAGAGACCGTTACGTGATCTTGTTAAGGAGCAATGGGTATATGAGTACGCACTCGCGTTAACAATGATTGTTATTGGTAGAGTAAGAGGTAAGTTTGGTGGTGTAGCTATATTAGGAGGCGGTACACTAAATGCAAGCTTACTGGAAGAGGGTACCGCTAAGAAAAAAGAACTAGAAGATATGCTTACATCTGGTGCATCAGCAGGTTTCGGGGATTCAGATCCATGTATGTTTTTTTGTAATTGATATTATATTATTAGTAGATAAGAACTAAGTGGATTACTGTCACCGTAGCATAAATATATGTATGGGTAAAAAGTATTTTCTTTTATTAAAACAACATACTGTGACAGGGTTAAAATATCTATGTTTTCACCACGGCACAA